GCCATAGCCTGAGCCGTATGCGTCACGGCCTGATAGCCACGCTATGCAATGAATAGTCTCGCCTGTATTGTAAAAGCGGAAGCGGCACGGTGCGCCGTTGTCGCCGTTAATAATTGCGATTTCTTTATAAAAACCGTGTTGGATTTTGTAGCGCTTTGCTCCGATGTTTTCCGCGCTGTCCAGATTTGTAATGTTAATGTCCATTTTTAATGCTCCTATGCTTAAATGGTTCTGATGAAGAGTGGCCTCATCAGCAAGGGCGAAACCCTTGGACGTGCAAGGCTAAGCCCTGCACGTTTCGGCCTGTGTTTCAGTGTTAGCAATCCAATCCATAAAGTGCCTCTGATTGCTCTGGTGATAGGTCAAACCGTCCGCAAGGTGACTTTGTACGGTCTTCAATCCATACACCTTCCCATTCAAAGCCTTTAGAGCATTCGGCCTCATAGTCTTTTATGTCTTGGTCGTCTTGCATCTCTTTGGCAAGTTTAACAGCGTGAGTGATTGCTTCATTTTCGTCATTGGTGAAAAGGATTGTTGCCTCATTAAAGTCGCCACCCTCCACAGCCTGAACCATAAACATATCTTCAAAATGTTCGGCCTTCATTTCGTATTCGGTTTCAAAGGCGTAAAGCATAACGTAAAAGTCGTCATGCTCTGGCAGTTCAAACATGATTGAGCCGCAAGCGTCATTGTGCCAACTGCTATTGGTAAAGGTCACAATACCGTCAGCGAGTTTGTTAGCCTTGTTCATTAGTTCGTTGTGATAAGTCATTGTTAAGCCCTCCTATGGCGTTGTTCATGAGAATGACAATGCGGTAATTATTTCCTATGGTCAAGAGAAAAAAAGCATTAAATGCAAAAAAAGTTTACACGGTGGCAACACGGCCTTATAATAAGGCATGATTAACAACGGGGAGTTTTCAAGGGATTAGCATTTATGCAGCTGGTGTTTTGTATTTGAATGAACACACAAAGACAAACACTAGCGCGGCATTGCTAAGGCAAAGCATACAGGCAGTGTTGCATCTTGGCAACAGTGTGTTGCAAAAATGTCACGGTCCAGGCCAGCGCGTTACGCGATAACAAGGCACGCGCGTTACTGGCCGCGCACGGTAGGGGGGGCTTTCAGCAACCCACCACCCCCACCAGAGACCCGCGCCCGTTATGTATGTTAAATCACCCTTTACAACACACAGTCATGACCAAACTAACCAAGCAAAGAACCGACCTAATCATCTCTGGCCTAGCAGACGGGCATACCATAGTCGATGTGTGCGAGGGCGTTGGCATTAGCCGTACTGCTTTTTACAAGCGTGTTAAGAACGATGCTGAGTTTGCTGCGGCTGTCCGTGAGGCACAGCAGTACAGTGTTGAGAAGGCGATGGAAGAGCTGGACAAGATATTCGATGACGCATTGCATCGGCGCAAGGATTACGACACTGGTGTGCTTCGAGACTATGCACATCATGTTCGATGGAGGGCAAGCAAGACCATGCCCGACCGTTTCGGAGACCAGAAGAACCGTGCTGGTGTTGAGATTAACGATGGCACTGTAAAGATACTGTGGGAAACTGATTGATGCAGTGTACTGACCGTTTTATTGCTGATGTTGTTTTAAGTAATACGAAAAGCGGTCTTGTGGGGGAATACATTGCAGCAGCGGCGGTACTTTGTAGAGGCTGGCGTGTTGCGATGGCGCAACAGGATAGCGTTGATTTAGTAGCGTGGCATCCTAATACGAGTGCGGTGCTTCGTATACAGGTTAAGTCTTGTCAGGCATCGAGACAAATAGAGGGTGGAAGAGTAAGAAACCGTGTGCATTTTCAAACTGGGCTTGGCGGGAAGAAGAGGCTACCAACAGAAGCAGACTACGACATACTAGCCTGTGTGTCTTCTGAGCAGCGCACAGTGTGGTTCATTCCTATAGGGAGTGTAACAAATAAGAAGATAAAGCGTCATACCGATTTCTTTGACGACCCTGACCTTGAGAGAGATAGCTGGGCAAAATGCCTTGAAGTTTTAGGAGTAGATGATGGAAGTTAAGATTCCATACAAACCGAGACCAATTCAGGCTGAGATGCACAAAGAGCTGAAGCGTTGGAATGTTCTTGTTATGCACAGACGCTTTGGCAAAACTGTCTGGGCAGTCAATCATATGATTAAAAGGGTATTAACGAATCCTCTTCCGAGGCCCAGAGTTGCCCTAGTCGCCCCTACCTTTACTCAGGCCAAACGCATTGCTTGGGATTATGTAAAATTTTACGCTGGCGTTATCCCTGGCGTTACCTTTAACGAGACTGAGCTTAGAGCAGACTTTCCTAATGGCGGTAGAATTACTTTGCTGTCTGCTGAAAACCCAGACGCTCTCCGTGGTATCTACCTCGATGATTGTTTCTTTGATGAATACGGTATGCAGAATCCAAGGGTATGGGGGGAGGTTGTGAGACCCGCCCTATCCGACAGGCAGGGGTCGGCCACATTTTTAGGTACACCCGCTGGTCATAATCATTTTTGGGATATGTTAGAGGCTGCAAAGGGACAGCTAGCGGAAGGAAGCGAAGACTGGTATTATAGGGTTTGTAAGGCCAGTGAGACTGAGATTGTCAAGAAGGAGGAGCTTGAGGCTGCTGCGGCATCTATGACCCCAGAGCAGTATGAGCAGGAATTTGAGTGTTCATTTACTGCTGCTATTATAGGGGCGTATTATGGCAAGCTGCTTGCAGACGCAGATGATTCTGGCAGGATTACTAGAGTTCCGTATGACCCAGCCTATCCAGTTCATACGGCTTGGGATTTAGGTATAAATGATGCTACGGCTATTTGGTTTGCCCAAGTGTTCCGTGGCGGTGCAGTTAATGTAATTGATTATTATGAGAGCAGTGGTGTTGGGCTTGACCATTATGCCGATATTTTGCGGCAAAAAGACTATTCATACGGAGACCACCTTGCCCCGCACGACATTGAAGTCAGGGAGCTGGGTAGCGGAAAATCGCGTCTTGAAACAGCTCATACCCTTGGTATCCGTTTCCGTGTTGTTCCGAAAATGAAAATTGCGGATGGCATCAACGCCGCCCGTATAATGTTGCCTAAGTGTTACTTCGACCAAGAGAAGACGCACGAGGGCTTAGAGTGTCTAAGGCAGTACAGGCAGGAATGGGATGATAAAAGAAAAATGTTTAGAGACCATCCGAGGCATGATTTTACATCACACGCTGCGGATGCGTTTCGCTATCTGGCGGCTGGTCTTCAGAATCGACAGGTTATGCAGAAAGCTCCTCAACAAACAGCAATGAGTGATTACAATCCATTTACATTATGATGACAGATAAACCATTAGCATACTGGGCAGCGGCCCGACTTATTGAGCAAAGTGATTACCATCGAGGATGGGGCGATGAAGAGGTGCGGCGTTGCATCATCCCGCCCATTGAGGAGGGTACATATATTTTAGGTTATTATGAAGATTATAACGAGGCAGTCATAACTGAGCCTCACATATTTGCCACCTACGCTTTCCCTGACCAAAGCCATATAGATGAATATTTAAGAACGGGTATGTTTCCCAAGGATGGATTTTACGGCCAAGGAAATACGCCTTGGGTAATTGACTTTATATGCGTAAGCGGTATGCGTGACATTATGGGTGGTTTCAGGTATCTTAAAGCAATGTTTAAGAACTTGGGCTACGAAAACGCTCAATGGTTAAGGACTGCTAGTAACAAGCGTGGCTGGCATAAACTCAAAGGAGAGTAAAATGGGTGGCGGTGGGCCTAAGAAAGTTATAAAGAAAGTTACTAAGCCAATAGCTAAAGTAGCTAAACCAGTAACTAAGGTTGCTGAGACTGTTGCAAAGCCTATAACAAAGGTTACTGAAGAAGCGGTAAAGACAGTGACAAAACTGCCTAGCACAATTATTGAGGTTGGCGCAGATATTGCTGAGCCGCTTGAAAAGCCAGTAAAGTCTGTTGTTAAGGCTGTAGACAAAACTCTAGTAGAACCCGCTGAAAAGGCTGTTAAGAAAGTCGCGGAAGAGGTTGGTGACTTGCCTATGGATGTGGCTGAGACTGTTGGTCTTGCCCCCGAAGCGACACCTGAAGTAACCCCAGAGGTAACGCCCGAAGTTACGCCAGTCTCTGATGATGAAACTGTGCTTGGCTCTCAACGCCGCCGTACACGTTTTGGCCGCAAAGGTCAGGGGGGTACTGTTATTGAGGGTTATGGCACTCTTTACAAGTCACCCTCAAAGAAAGCCGTAGGAGGTTAATATGTCATTTTTAAAGCCAAAAGTTTATACCCCGCCACCGCCAGCAACACTAGCTCCCGCCGTTCAAGCTGGGGCAGAAGACACAGAACGTGCAGCGGCAATGGCTGAAGAGAGTCTGAAAAAAGCAAAAAGTAAAAAGGGTGGTAAGTCTACTATCGTGGCTGGGATGCTAAAAGACCAGTCTGGCTCAGGTGGCACACCTACATTGTTAGGATAATCATGGACAATTTTATCAAAGAGATTGTAGCGCGGTTTGAATATATTAAAGGCCGTAGAGATAACTGGGATACGCATTATCAGGATTTAGCTGATTATATGCTCCCACGGAAGGCTGATATTGTACGCAAGCGCAGTCGAGGCGAAAAGCGTATGGAGCTTATCTATGATGGTACTGCGCTTCAGTCTGTAGACCTTTTGTCAGCTTCTCTGCACGGGATGCTCACAAGTGGGGCTACACCTTGGTTTCATTTGGACATGAAAGATACCGATGTAAGTCGGAACGATGATGTTCAAGAGTGGCTAGAAGATTCCAGCAAGCGCATGATTCGCGCCTTTAACCAGTCTAACTTTGAAACAGAAGTTCACGAGATGTATGTGGACTTGGTTGTGTTTGGCACAGCCTGTATGTTTATCGAAATAGATAACGGTACGCTAAGATTTAGCACCCGCCACATTTCCGAGTTTTACGTTCAGGAGAACCAGTACGGGATTGTGGATACAGTATTCCGTGTATACAAGTCGCCAGCCCGTCAGATTATCCAGCGTTTTGGCCTAGACAACGTTAGCGATTATATTCGTAAGGTGTTTGAGAAAACACCCGATGAGGAAGTTGAGCTTTTACACGCAGTCTTGCCACGCATTAATCGTGACCCACGAAAAGCTGATAATAAGAATATGCCGTATGCTTCATTCTATATTGATATGGAGACAAAGAGCCTTCTCTCAGAAGGTGGATTCCAAGATATGCCGTATGTTGTTCCGCGCTTCTTGAAGTCAACTGGCGAAACTATGGGCCGTTCTCCCGCGATGGTCGCGCTTCCAGATGTAAAGATGCTTAACCTGATGTCTAAGACAATCATTCAGGCAGCACAAAAGCAGATTGACCCACCACTTCTAGTGCCAGATGACGGGTTTATCCTGCCAGTACGCACACAGCCAGGTGGTTTGAACTTCTACCGCGCAGGAACTCGTGACGCTATAACGCCATTGCAGACTGGCGCAAACATTCCTATCGGTTTGAATATGGAAGAGCAAAGACGAATGGCTATTCGTTCTGCTTTCTATGTAGACCAGCTATTGTCTGGGTCAACCCCTAACATGACAGCTACTGAAGTTGTGCAGCGTCAAGAAGAGCGTATGCGGGTTATTGGCCCTGTTCTTGGCCGCTTAATGAACGAGATGCTTCGTCCGTTGATTGACCGTGTGTTCGGTCTTATGCTTCGTGAAGAAATGCTTGCTCTGCCACCAGAGGTGCTTCAAGGCCGTGATGTTGATATTGAATATGTATCTCCATTGGCTCGCGCACAGAAATCAAGCAGCCTAAACAGCACAATGAAGGCGCTTGAGGTTCTGCTGCCGCTGGCACAGGCTCTGCCTGTTGTTGACCACTTAGACCCTGACGGTCTAGTTCGACATATCACTGAGTCTCTTGGCGTTCCAAAAACTGCGCTGAAAACTCAATCTGAGGTCAATCAAACCCGTCAACAGCGTCAACAAGCTGAGATGGAAGCGATGGAGCGACAGCGTGACCAAGAAGATGTTTACACCGCAGCCCAAGCTGCACAGGCTACAAGGATGGTTCAGCAGTGAAGGAAGTAGAACAGTTACGCGATATGTATCGCCAAACCTTCAACACAGATAGTGGGGTTAAGGTATTAAGAGATTTGGAGGCGCGTTCAAACTGGCGGTCTTCAAGTTATGTGGCTGGCGATGCCAACGCCACAGCATTCGAGGAGGGCAAACGTGCCGTCCTATTACACATCCACAATATGATTCAGGAGTAAAAATGTCTGAAGAGAACATCGAACAGGTAGCCCAACCTGAAGCTACAGTAATGGAAACACCATCTGAAGTAGCGAATGGCGGGTCTGGTAACGATTTCCTTGGAATGATGCCAGAAGATTTAAGAGACCATCCAAGTCTCTCACCTATCAAAGACGTAGAAAACCTTGCCCGTTCCTACGTTAATGCTCAGCGTCTTATCGGCGCTGACAAAATTGCGATGCCAGTCAATCCAACAGATGAAGACCTTGACCGCATCTATGG